TCTTAGACATTGACGAAGCTGAGAAAAAGATTGCAGAGAAACTTGGTTTTAACGCAACTGAAGATGATAGATATAAACTTTACGAAATTCACACGCTACTTGATATTCCTGAGTTAAAAGATAGTGATGACGGAATTGCCGTACCATACGTAGTTACAATAGAAAAAGGTACAGGTACTATATTATCAATTAGACGTAACTGGAACCCAGATGACGAACTCAAACTAAAACGTCAACACTTTGTTCACTATGGTTACATACCAGGCTTTGGTTTCTATTGCTTCGGTTTAATTCATTTAATAGGTGCCTTTGCTAAGTCAGGTACTATGATCTTACGTCAACTTGTTGACGCAGGTACACTAAGTAATTTACCAGGTGGTATGAAGTCACGAGGCTTGCGTATTAAAGGTGATGATACACCGATTGCACCAGGTGAATGGCGTGACGTAGATGTACCAAGTGGTGCGATTCGTGACAACATTTTACCGCTTCCATACAAAGAGCCAAGCCAAGTTCTCAATCAGTTAATGAATCAAATTATCGAAGAAGGACGACGTTTTGCTAGTGCTGCAGATATGAAAGTGTCTGATATGAGTGCTAACTCTCCGGTCGGTACAACCCTTGCTATATTAGAAAGAACTCTCAAAGTAATGTCAGCGGTTCAAGCGCGTATTTACTATGCAATGAAACAAGAGTTCAAACTTCTTAAAGGCATCATTCGTGATTACACTCCAAAAGAATATTCATACGATCCTGATGTAGGTGATAGAAGAGCTAAACAAGCCGACTATGATAACGTAGATGTAATTCCTGTAAGTGATCCTAATGCTGCGACGATGTCACAAAAAGTTGTTCAGTATCAAGCGGTTATGCAGATGGCACAACAGTATCCACAGATCTATGATCTACCAGAACTTAATCGTCAGATGTTAGAAGTATTAGGTATTAAGAATATTGGTAAATTAGTTCCTGCCGCTGAAGATCAAAAACCAAAAGATCCAGTTTCAGAAAACATGGCAATTATTAATATGAAACCGGTCAAAGCGTTTATCTATCAAGACCATCAAGCTCACTTAGCTGTGCATATGGCAGCGATGCAAGATCCTAAACTTATGCAAATGATGAGTCAAAACCCACAAGCTCAAATGATTCAAGCTGCGGCGTTAGCTCATATTAACGAACATATTGCGTTTGAGTATAGAAAACAATTAGAAGAACAATTAGGTGTACCACTACCTAATCCGGATGAAACATTGCCTGAAGATGTGGAAGTTGAATTATCTAGGTTAACTGCAGCAGCAGCACAAAAACTACTAGCTAAAGATCAATCTGAAATGCAACAGCAACAAGCACAACAGCAGCAACAAGATCCAATTATTCAAATGCAACAACAAGAGCTACAACTTAAAGCGCAAGACTTACAGATTAAAGCTCAAAAAACGCAAGCAGATATTGAGATTGAGCAACACCGTCTTGAACTTGAGAAAGAAAAAATGATGTCTCATGAAAGACTTGAAGGTGCTCGCCTTGGTGCTAAAGCTACACACGATAAACAAAAAGCAGAATCTGATAACGTAATACAAGGCATTAAATTAGGTATGGATGCTGAGTTTAAGAAAAAAGAAATTTCTTTAAAAGAAAAGGATCAACAAAAACCACAGGAGTAGTAAATTATGGACCAAACGCTAGAGCTATTATTGTCTCGAATAGATGATCAGCGCAAAACAGTTTTAATAAATTTAGGAGACGGAGCAGCGAAGGATTATGCTTCGTACCAAAATATGACCGGATATATACGAGGTTTATCCGTAGCAGAAAGTTTAATTAAAGACCTCGCACAAAGAATGGAGACTTATGACGATGAGTGACATACTCACAATGAATAAAAATCTGGTTGATGCAAATGGTCGACCGATCCATATTCCAACTGTAGATGAAGTAGAAGCAGAAGATATACCGATTGAAGAAAGAGGTTTACAACTGCCAGATCCAAAAGGTTACAGAATTTTATGTGCAATTCCTGAAGCATCGGAAACATATGAAAGTGGTTTAGTTAAAGCAGGACAAACTAAACATATAGAAGAACATTCAACTGTAGTGCTATTCGTAGTTCGTATGGGTGATATGTGTTACAAAGACGAGTCAAGATTTCCGACTGGTCCATGGTGTAAAGAGGGTGATTTTATTTTGACACGTGCATACGCAGGTACTAGATTTAAAATCCACGGAAGAGAATTCCGCATTATTAACGACGATACAGTCGAAGGGGTCGTTCAAGATCCTAGAGGCTATACTCGCGCATAGGAGAAAATTATGGCTGAAGTAAAAGAAGACGGTATTATATTTGAATACCCAGATGATGACGATATACCAGCGGCTAAAACTGCTGATGCAGAACCAGAAGTAAAAGCAAAAGCTGAACCTAAAGAGGTTAAGGTAGATGCTAAGGTTAGTGATATTGATCTTGAAATAGAAGACGATACTCCTCCTGAAGATAAAGGTAAAGAACCATTACCTAAAGAAAAAGTAGAAGAATTAGAAAATGATACGCTTGAAGATTATTCTGAGCGTGTTAAACAACGTATGGCTCAGCTTAAAAAAGTTTGGCATGACGAAAGACGTGCTAAAGAAGCTGCAGACCGTGAACGTGAAGAAGCAATTAAATATGCTAAACAGATTGCTGAAGAAAATAAAAAATTAAAAACAACATTAAGTTCTGGTGAAGAAGAATATATTAAAGCGGTAAGTAGTTCTTTAGAAAACCAACTTATGTTAGCTAAACGAGATTATCGTGAAGCTTATGATTCAGGTGATTCTGAAAAGATAATTGAGGCTCAGGCTAAGATGAACGATGCTCAAATGCGTTTGTCTCAAATTAAGCAATATCAACCTCAGTATAAAAACACTTTACAAGAACCTGAAAAAGATGTATATATACAGGAAAACAAAACTCAAATCCCCAAACCCGATTCTAAAGCTTTAAATTGGCAAGAAAAGAATGATTGGTTTGGTAAAGATGAGGAAATGACTAGCTTAGCGCTTGGTCTACATGAAAAATTAGTTAGAAGCGGAATAGATCCTTCTTCTGATGAATATTACCGTCGTATTGATACTACGATGCAAAAACGATTCCCAGAATACTTTGGGGATGCAACGCTGGACGAGGAAACACCCGCCCCGCGCACTAAACCTTCGACTGTAGTTGCTCCGGCAACGCGTAGCACCGCGCCTAAAAAAGTGAAACTGACGAAGACTCAGGTGGCGTTAGCCAAAAAATTTGGTATAACACCGGAACAATATGCAAGAGAAACTTTAAAATTGGAGAATGCAAATGGATAATAGACAAAATCGTGAACAAGAAGTAAGAAGTGAATTTCAAAGAGCAGATAGCTGGAAACCTGCATCATTACTACCTGAATTTAATAAGGTACCTGGTTGGGCATATCGCTGGATTCGTACTAGCTTACTAAACGATGCTGACAATCTAAATGTTTCTGCAAGAATGCGTGAAGGATGGGAACCCGTTAAACTAGCGGACCACCCTGAAATGAAAGTAATGGTAGACCAAAATGCTCGTTTTAAAGACGGTATTGAAATTGGTGGATTATTACTATGCAAGATCCCTCAAGAGTTTGTTGATCAACGTAAGGCGCATTACGAGAATATCGCTAAACAGCAAGCCGAAGCAGTTGATAACAGCTTTATGAAACAAAATGATCCCCGTATGCCACTCTTTTCAGAGAAAAAATCTGAAGTTAAGTTTGGTAAAGGGTAATTAAAATAAATATTAGGAGATAATTATGGCGTATCCAACCGTAAGTGCTCCATATGGCTTTGTTCCACTAAACCGTTTTGATGGCTTACCATATGCAGGTGCAACTCAATTGTACCCTGTAACAAGTGGTCAAGCAGTATACAACGGACAAGTGGTTCAATTTGTCAATGGTGGTACAATTTCACCTATTGCAGACATTCATGCGGCTATTAATACCGTTGGTGTTTGTGTAGGTGTGCAATACAAAAATTCATCTGGTCAAACAGTACAAGCTCAATATGCTCCAGCATCTGGTGTGTCTGAAGTATATGCTTATGTTGTTAATGATCCAGCTGCTGTATTTAAAGTAGCAGTGACAGGTAATAATCAAACTATTACCCCAATTGCTGGTACATGCTTAAATACAAACGTACAAGGTGTAACAGGTACAGGTTCTGCTACAACAGGTGATATTAATTCATCTATTGATGGTGGCACAGCTAACAGTACAGCTGCACACCCATTCCGTATTGTTGGTCTTGTCGAAGAATCTAAAACTACTGCAGGTTTATACTCAGAAGTTTTAGTAAAAATCAACGGCACATCACATCAACAAGTTTCAACAACTGGCACAACAACTTAAGGAGAATAAGACATGGCAATTTCACGCGCACAGCTCCTTAAGGAGCTATTACCAGGCCTTAACGCACTATTCGGTCTCGAATACAAACGTTATGGTGAAGAACATAAAGAAATTTATGAAACAGAAACTTCAGAACGTAGTTTTGAAGAAGAAACAAAACTTTCAGGTTTCTCAGCAGCACCAGTCAAAAACGAAGGCTCAGCAATCGCTTATGACAATGCTCAAGAAGCTTGGACAGCTCGATACAATCATCAAACTATCGCTCTTGGCTTCAGCTTAACTGAAGAAGCTGTAGAAGATAACTTGTATGACACATTATCAGCACGTTACACAAAAGCTTTAGCTCGCGCTATGGCATACACAAAACAAGTTAA